GACGCTTGAGTGCTCTGTTGAATTCACTGAGCTGAATTTTCAGCCCAGTGATTACACCGATTGCACAGGCCGCAAACTACCTTGCTATCAAATCACCCGCGATGGCTTCGCGTTCCTTGCTATGGGCTTTACTGGCAAACGTGCAGCCCGGTTCAAAGAGGCATACATCAACGCCTTTAACCAGATGGAGAAGAATTTATCTGGTGCTGACGCGGTTGATATGTCAGCTGTCGCACGAAACGCCAGAGGCGTATACCTGCATTTGCGTGAAATCCATCAAATCTGGACAAGCCAGCTTTATCCAATGCTTAAGGCCGTTGAATCTCCGCTGGCTAGCAAACTGTACGACCGTGTTGGTGATGCTGTTTTTGGCGCTGCACTTGTTGATTCCAGGCTGAATGGTTCTGACAAGGAGGTTCGCCCATGATTAGTTACGAAATCATCATCTCCACTACGGAATACAGAAACGATGTATCAGTTCGCACGGATGTATCTGTCTGGCACCGTCGCTATAAATCCAGAAAAACAGCGGAACTGAAAGCGGCAGAGATGTGTGAAACCATCTCAATGAAAGGTAGCCCGGTTAAATACGTAACTACGGTGGAGGTGCGTCCATGATCCGCCACATCGTTAATTCCCTGTATCACCGATACAACCGTTGCCCCCGTGTGGGGCAGTGGTTCGCCACCAGCAACGGTCACGTTCTGCGGGTTTGCCTAGTCAACGCTGAAAGCCAGAAAGTCGTGTGCGAACTACAGGGGCGTAGCTACACCATCAGTTACCCTCTGGCGGTATTTCTGTCTGGAAAAATGTTTAAGCGTCTGGGAGGTGTGGCGTGAACTGTTTTCAGTTTGTGTGCGGATGTGCTTTCGATAACCCGATTCAGCGCCTAATTATGTTGCGTGTTTTGATGTCGGGTTCTTCAGACGGTGAAGGCGAGAGAGTTATTGATCATCAGGTGCTTGCTGATTTCTGCTGTTGTTCTAAGCAAGCGATATTCAGGGAAACCCTGGCACTGGAAAGAGCTGGTTATCTTCATATCCGAAAAATTGCAACGCTTACTATTGATGCAAAAGCCAGACTACAACCTGCGCGTGGCTACACAATTCTCATGCCGCGGAAGGAGGTTGTATGAGCCGTTACGCCCCCACACCGGAAGTTATGGCTATTGGTCAAATTAATATTTCCGGCAATGTTACACCTGCGAACTGGTGGAAATATATTCGACTACCCAGTGGGCGTCCGGATGCGACGGCTATCGCTCTGCTTTCAGAGATCGTTTACTGGTACCGCCCGACAGAGGTCAGGGATGAGCACACCGGAGCGTTGTTGGGATATCGCAAGCGTTTTCAGGGCGACAAACTGCAAAGAAGCTACCAGGCGTTTGCTGAGCAGTTTGGTTTCGGGAAAAGGGAAACCGCAGATGCGCTGAAGCGTCTGCGCGATGCAGGGTTTATTACTCTGGATTTACGCACGGTGGAAATGCTCGATGGGGTGAAATGCAGCAATATTTTGTTTGTCGGGATCAACCCACAGGCAATTGCGGCCATCACCACACCTTCTTCTGTTTCGCCAGAAAGTAACAGCAATAATGCAATCAGCGATACAGCTATTACGTTAAAACGGAACACCCCCCGACGTCATAACGGAACAGGGGATACGCCGAATGTTGATACAAATACAGAGATTACTACAGAGATTACAACGGAGACTAAAAACACTATTGATGCATCCGCTGACGCGTCTGCGCCAGCGCGTTCTGCCCGACAGGAATATTCACCGGAATTTGAACAGGCCTGGCAGGAATATCCCAAACGTGCTGGTGGCAATTCCAAGTCAGCAGCCTTCAAAGCCTGGAAAGCCCGTATCAGGGAGGGAATAAAACCGGAGACCATGCTTGATGGCGTGAAGCGGTATGCCGCCTGGGTACGTGCTACAGGAAATACCGGCACACAGTTCGTGAAGCAGGCTGCGACGTTCTTTGGACCCGATCGTCACTTCGAAGATTACTGGCAACAGCCAGCCGCTCACGGAGGTGGGCGACAGCGACAGGTCGATGTCCTGGCTGGCCTGGGAGCCATGTCTGACAAATTCGGTAAATCCAGTAACAAATTGACATTCTGAGGTGACAGCGATGATGACGATTGACCAACGTGAGAAACAAACAAGACTACAGGCGCGAATGGATGAGTTACGGGCAGAAATGGATGAGTTACGGGCAGAGATTGCATTTGCTCAGAAGGGCGAAAAGCCATGGCCTTATCGTTCCTGCCTGATGCGTGAAGGTCGCGGATATTGCGAAAAACACGGTAAATATCGTACGCATATACTGGTGTGGATCGATCGTAATGGCGAGGACAGAGAAAAAATTTCATGCTGCCCTGACTGCTTGATCGCTGAGGCCAGTGATTTGACCATGGAACTGTCGTCCCTCAAGGCGGAAGAACTGACTGATAACGCCGGAATTGCTCTGCGTTTTCGGGACTGCGAGTTTGATAATTATCTGGAGGTTAATCCTGACGCAGCCAGAAATCTTGCGGCCTGTCGCCGCTATGCGGAGAACTGGCCAGATATGCTGGAGAACGGTACCAGTCTTGTTATGACCGGCAGTTGCGGTACCGGGAAAAATCATCTGGCGGTATCAATGGCAAAACACATCATCCGTAACTATCTGGCCAGTGTGGAGATCACCGACGTGATGCGCCTTACCCGGGCTGTGAAAAACTGCTGGCGGAATGACAGTGAAAAAACAGCGGATGACGTCATTGAGCATTATGCGTCACTGGATTTGCTGATTGTCGACGAAGTCGGCGTTCAGTTTGGCAGTGCGGCTGAAATGGCCATTTTGCAGGAAATTATCAATGCCCGGTATGAGGGTATTTTGCCAACTATCCTGATCAGCAACCTTTCACCGGAAGAATTGTGGGCGTTCATCAGTCCCCGGATTGCCGACAGGATCACCGATGGCGGGCGCAACTGGTTGTCGTTTAACTGGCCCAGCTACCGTTCTCGTATCGGAGGTGTTGCCGCATGACCAGCCAGAACACCCCGGCATGGCGTAACGATGACCTGGAAGGCGCTGTCATCGGTGCGTTTTTTCTGCGTGGGGCCGATCCGGAAGTGATGGATATTCTGGCCACACTTCCGGCGGATGTATTTTTTGTGCGTCAGTACCGGGATATTTACGCGGGGATTTGCAGACAGGCTCGCATATCCGGCGTCATTGACCCCGTACTGCTGTGCAATGAGATGCCGGAACTTGCCCCGGTGATTACCGACACCGGACGCAAAACCTGGGTGAAGTCTTCACTGGAGCACTATGTCGCAGCGTTGCGGCGCAATGCCGCACTGCGTGATGCAGAAAAAACACTGACTGAAGCATTACAGAATTTACGTGATGCGTATACCTGTGAAGCAGCCGAGGATGCCCTGAAGGATGCGCAGAACATGATGGCCTCACTGTCGACCGGAAAGGGCGTCATTCAGCCGGTTCACATTGATGATGTCCTTCCGGAAGTGGTCGACCGTGTTGAATGCCGCAATCAGGGACTGGAGAAATCCAGGGCGCTGATGACCGGTATTGATGAACTGGACGCAAAAACGGGCGGTATGGAGCCCGGAGACCTGGTATTCATTGCCGCCCGTCCTTCGATGGGGAAAACCGAACTTGCGCTGGACATCATCGACAAGGTGACTGAGCAGGGGCATGGCGTGCTTCTGTTCACCATGGAGATGGCGAACATCCAGATTGGTGAACGTATGGTGTCTGCTGCCGGTGGAATGCCGGTATCCCGTCTTAAGTCTGTTGCCCGTTTTGAAGATGAAGACTGGGCGCGTTTCTCGCAGGGCGTGGGACGAATGACGGGGCGTAATATCTGGATGGTGGACCAGGCAAACCTGACCATTGATGAGATATGTGCAACCACGAAGCACCACCGGATGAAACACCCGGAAACGGCGCTGGTGGTGGTCGATTACCTCGGCCTGATTAAAACCCGCAGCACGGGGCGTCACGACCTTGCGGTGGGGGAAATCTCAAAGGGACTTAAAAGCCTGGCAAAATCCGGCGGTTTTCCGCTGATTGCTCTGAGCCAGCTCTCCCGCGGCGTGGAATCCAGACCCAATAAACGCCCAATGAACTCGGACCTGAAAAACTCCGGGGAAATCGAGGCGGATGCCGACATCATTCTGATGCTTTACAGGGATGAGGTATACAACCCGGAAACTCAGGCCAGAGGCATAGCAGAAATCAACATCACGAAACAGCGTAATGGCACGCTCGGGACCATTTACCGGCGTTTTCATAACGGACATTTTCTGCCTGTGGACCAGGAGAGTGCCCGGGTTCTTTCCACACCCATGACGCCGGGCAATCCGCGCAGATACAGCAATAACCGCATGTCGGGCAGTAAAACGGAGCGTTTATTTTGAACAACAGAACAATCACTGTTTCACCGGAACAACTTCGTCGGCAGGCGCAGGAGATGCTTCGTTGTGCTGAACAGATGGAAAAAACGAGCGTGAAAAAAGATACGCTCCGCAAGCAGCTTACTCCGGCGCTTAGTGATCTGCTGCAGGCAAAACACCGCACACAAAAGGCGGTGGATGAGCTGGTGGATTGCGTGGCGGAACTGGAAGGACAGGTAAGCCAGTTTGAAACGCTGGTGAAGGAGTTTACTGCGTGATGGCTGAATTTTTTTCTCCTGCGTTCATGCAATACCGTTCGCTGAGGTGACCGTGAGAGCACTGCTGACCCCTGAAATTGCCCCGCGTATGGGGATCGTCTTGTTCAGACCCGGTTCAGAGCTGATGCCCCTGTTTATGCAGGGGCGTGTCCTGCTGGAGCCTGAGCCGGAACGTTATTCATCTTTTGCCAGTGGTGCCGTTCCGGCAGCATCACAACCGCTGGCGGATGATCCTGCCGTTCGGGCCGTGTTCCGCCATGAGGCGGTGATCCGTCGTGCTGGTGGCGTGGAATGCCTTGAGAGCTGGTTACTTCGTGAAAAAGGCTGTCAGTGGCCTCATTCCGACTGGCACAGCGAGAACATGACCACAATGCGGCACGCGCCAGGCGCAATCCGTCTGTGCTGGCACTGTGACAATCTTCTCCGTGACCAGTTCACGGAACGGCTGGAAGCAATGGCAACGGATAACTGTGCCCGCTGGGTGTTGTCTGTTGTGCGCCGTGATCTTGGTTTTGATGACAGTCACGTTGTGACAATGCCGGAACTGTGCTGGTGGCTGATTCGTAATGACCTGGCGGATGCCTTACCGGAAAGTGCAGCCCGTAAGGCACTGAGATTACCGAAGCCTGTTGTGCCGTCTGTCACCCGGGAAAGTGACCTTGTGCCTTCGGTTCCTGCCACCAGCATCATCCAGGATAAGGCGAAAAAGGTGCTGGCGCTGAAAGTGGATCCGGAGTCGCCGGAGTCTTTTATGTTACGCCCAAAACGTCGCCGCTGGGTTAATGAAAAGTACACGCGCTGGGTTAAGACGCAGCCGTGTGCATGTTGTGGTAAGCCAGCCGACGATCCTCATCACCTGATTGGTCATGGTCAGGGTGGAATGGGTACAAAAGCGCATGACCTTTTTGTGTTGCCTTTGTGCAGAAAACACCATGACGAACTGCATGCGGATACCGTGGCATTTGAAGAGAAGTATGGTTCCCAACTGGAGCTGATATTTCGTTTTATCGATCGCGCGCTGGCGATTGGTGTGCTGTCCTGATTTTGTGGAGAAAGTTGATGCGTGATATTCAGATGGTTCTTGAACGCTGGGGGGCATGGGCTGCAAGTGGTAACACCGGGGTGGACTATTCTCCGATCGCTGCCGGATTCAAAGGACTTTTACCATCTGCCACTAAACCACGTCCGGCCTGCTGCGATGATGACGGACTTATCATTGAAAACTGTCTTGCTCGTCTGAAGCAGAAAAAACCTGAGGAGTATTCGCTTCTCATTGCTCATTATTTGTTGCGAATATCAAAAAGACAGATAGCCAGGACGAGAAAGAAAAGCGAAAAAGCAATACGAATTGAGATGCAGATAGCCGAAGGGTTTATTGACGGATGTTTGTCTGTGCTGGGGGTAAGACTGGAGATGGACGACTGGCTGCTAAAAAAGTAAAAAATGATTAGTGCGGTCCGCAAAAAGTATGTCAGTATGTTAAGAGTGGTTACTTCGCCACACAGCTTAAACCCGCCGCGAGCGGGTTTTTTTATGGCTGAAATCGGTCCAGTACAGTAAACGTGCTGGTGGCGGTGAATACCTGTCTTTCAGCTTGCTGGCTTTTTCGACAAGAGTTATTGGTGTGTCACGTTAACCGAAAAGGGTAAAAAGACATGCTGAAACAGCAGGATATGACAGAAACCGCCAGAGTGGTGTTTAATGAATTAAGCGTCACCGAACCGGCGACAGTCGGGGAGATTGCGCAGAATACTTACCTTTCACGCGAACGCTGCCAGTTAATACTGACCCAGCTTGTTATGGCGGGTCTGGCAGACTATCAGTGCGGTTGTTACAGACGCCTTCAGTCCTGAAGGCTTTTTATTTGTGGTGAATGGGCGGCTGGTGGGGGGGCGACACCTGTCAGTCCTTTGCTTATGTGTTGATGATAATTTACCTTTTGGGGCTATAATTGAGCTAACCAATTGCTAATGAAAGTAAAATTATAATGGCTGTTGTCTGTTCAGTTATCATGGTTTGCTCCCCAATTAATATTTTTCTTGAAAAGGATACGTTGTCACTTAAGCCAGGCTCAGTTGTTCTGGCCACCAAATGCATCAGGGAGCTTTTCCTTATGCATTATGGCAAAGTTAAAATTGTCGATATAAGCGAATCCGTCGTAAGTCAATATCTGGAAAGTCAGCATAAGCTGACGAGGACTCGTCTGACTGACATTCCGCTTTACCTGTTGCTGGAACCCAACAATCCTGCGTTGGCTGCGGCTTTAATTACCAGCCAGGGATTTTCCGGAGAGGCCACGGATATGTTTCTTATGATGGCCTGCCTGTCTCTGTTTGAAACAGATGAACGGATGTCATTGTTTTTAAGTGGATGTTTATCCAGCATAAGTGCCAAAGTCAGGGCGATAATTCAGACAGATATATCAGCAAGCTGGACGCTTGGTGCGATTGCTCTACAGTTGCATATGAGTGAGAGTTTGTTAAAGACAAAACTGAAAAATGAAGGGGGCATGTTCAGTCGCTTGTTGCTGGAAGAGCGGATGCGTGTTGCTGTAAATATGTTATGTTCCCGGCATGGATATGGACAGGCTATAGCAGAAAAATGCGGTTATTCAAGCAGGTCCTACTTTATTTCTGTATTTCACCGCTATTATGGCTTCCCGCCAGACAGATATGTATCCAGGCAAGGGCTTGATTATTGATTTTCATCTGATTATTATTTTTTGGCTCGGCCCTTTAGCTCAGTGGTGAGAGCGAGCGACTCATAATCGCCAGGTCGCTGGTTCAAATCCAGCAAGGGCCACCATCACATACCGCCATTAGCTCATCAGGAAAGAGCGCCAGCCTTCGAAGCTGGTTGCGCGGGGTTCGAGTCCTCGATGGCGGTCCATTATCTGTACCCTGCGTTATTAGCTCAGCCGGACAGAGCAATTGCCTTCTAAGCAATCGGTCACTGGTTCGAATCCAGTACAACGCGCCAGACTTATTTTTCCCGGCTCGCTTTTGCGGGCCTTTTTTGTATCCGCGCCACGCCCGGCGCATATCAACCACAGAGCCTTTCGGGGGTGAGCTTACGGAGTGGTCAGTGTGACTTTCTCTGTGGGCAGATCGCTCCCGGGCGTTGGCTCACCCACCCAAAGGAACGTCACAATGCTTGGAATCTTCAAAAAGAAAACCCGCAGAGCGTCTGCGGAAATTAAAAAGTTTGAAAAACGCGATCTGGCACAGGCAGTGATTAACGCTGCATACCTGGTGGCTTATGCCGATGGTGAATGTGAGGCTTCCGAGAAAGCGAAGATCGAACAGGTATTACGTAACCAGCCCACCTTGTCCGCGTTTACGTCAGAAATTAATGCGATTAGCGCAACCATTATCGGTCAGCTGGATACGAACTTTAAAATTGGTCGTCGTGCGGCGTTACGTGAGATCGAGGATGTGAAACACGATACGCGTGAAGCGGAAGACGTGCTGGATGTGGCGGTGGCCATTGCCGAAGCAGACGGCGAAATAGAGCCGGAAGAGCGCAAGGTGCTGGAAGAGATTGCCGGTGTTCTGGGCCTTCGTCTGGAGAATCATCTGTGACGGTAAAAATGCGTCTGGCTGTGGTTGCGCTCCTGCTGTTTCTGGTGGTGATGGTGGACTTCAGCAGCCGGATAATGTCAGTGCTGGCTGACGGTGTGCTGGTGGCGGGTGTGGTGGTTGTTGCTTTCCCGTTGCTGAAAAAGAAAGCATCAGGCGATTAGCAGGGTATCAGTTACCCGTTGAAATTTTTAAATACCTCACAATTCAGGCGGTTGACTGTTGTCTGGTTTGCGGGGAGTTTGTTAAAAGAAACTGGCATGGTGAATCCCCCTGTGCGGAGGGGCAATCAGCAACTGGTGTTTTGTCACCGACCCTTATCCTTTCTGTGCGGGTTCAGGTGCTGATACTGAACTCACCGGGAGGCACCCGGCATCATGTGCATGATGATACAGATACGCGGCTTTAGCCCCTCTCCGGAGGGGCTTTCTTGTGGGCAAAAAAAAGCCCGAGTGGGTTCGGGCAACAGCATGAGATATACATTTTTATAATCGAATGGATTTTAACCAGAATTCA